GTTGAAAATTTAAAAGGATGTGCAGAAGGATAATTAAAAATATAAGTATTACCTTCGTATAATTCTAAAGTATCTTGTTGAACACCATCAATAAAATATTTATTTGAACCACCAACTGAAACTACTGTTACGGTTTTAACTAAAGTTGAGCCAACAAAAGTTTTTTTAAATCCATAAACTTCTGCCGAACTTGCAGAGCCTGGTTGAAATCTTGAGTTTCCAGAATTATAAACTAATACTTGTCCATCACTAACACCACCAGTTGATACATCTGTTAAATCATTAAGTTGAACATTTGCTAATTCAAAAGTTCCATAAGCAACTACATCTACTACATCGCCATTTGCTAAAGCTGAAGCAAAGACAAGAGAATTTCCAGATGTTGCAGTTACATCTGTTCCTAAAATCATCTTCACACCATTATGAAATATGTCAACAAAGCCAGAATCATAACTTAAAATTTGACTTGTTGCTTCGGCATAGCCAGTTCCAGATGCTCCAGTTAAAGTAGTTGGAGTTCCAGTAATATTGTAAATGTATCTTTTTGAAGTTCCATTAACAGTCGATCCAGCAGCAGCCCAGCCACCAGATTTATAAACTTTTAAAGTATCTGAAGTCGTATCAAAATATAAATCTCCAACATCTAATGCAGATCCATCTGGATCAGCAGAAGGAGCTGAAGAACTTGGTCCAAGATAAATATTTGCAAAAGCATTAATATCTGAAAGATTATTACCAGCAGCAATTACAGATGCAGCAGATCCAGCTAAAGTATTAAGACCAGAAATTCCAGCAAGTGTCGCAATATTATTTGTTGGATTAATTTGTCCAGCAACTGTATTTACATTTCCTATTGATCCACCAACATGATTAATATTTGTTGCGTTTGAAACTGCAGCATCAATATTAGTTTGCTGTGAACTTGTTGGTGTTAATTGTTTCCATTGAGTATTACCAAGATCATAAACTTTCATGACATTGTTTGTCGTATCAAAATATAAAGCACCATCTGCTAATGAATTTCCATCATTATCAACTGAAGGATTAGAAGATTTAGATCCTAAAAAATCATCATCAAAAGTATCAAGAGCAGCTTCAGCAGCATTCTTTGCATTTTCGGCAGAAGTAGCACTTGAAGAAGCAGCACTTGCTGAACTAGCGGCAGCTGTCGCAGAATTTGCAGCGGCAGTCGCTGAAACAGCAACTCCAGATCCATCGATTGTTGCATCTAAAGAATTTCCATCTGCAGAAAAGCCTAAAAGTTTTCCAGCTCTTGCAGCAGCATCATCTGTTATTTCTGGTGTAGTTAAAGTAGCTGTTCTTGAAACTTTAAGAGATCTATTAAGTTGTTCTTGAAGCTCCTGGATTAAAGCAATACTCTTATCATGAGCTGTTTCAATAGTGTCAGCACTCATTGGATCATTATCTATAAGATCCATTGCTTGAGTTTGTGCAGTAACTCTTCTTAAAATAACTGTTTCGCCAGATGCTGGAATATTACCAGAAGTGAAAGTTACAGCTCCACCATTAGCAGCACCTACTCCACTTATTGTGTAGTGTGAAGATAAAGTTTTTACAGTTTCAGATCCAGTAGAAGATCTGATGATAACTTGCATTTCACTTTCTGCTGTGATTTTAAAACCATAGTTAAAAGCTGTAGTAGAACCGTTACCAGAAAAACTGTTCTTAATTATCGTAGTTGATATAGTCATTATTTATTATTCCTCTATTGTTTGAAAGTATTGATCTTCTGCTTGAGAAAGCGGTTGTCCTTGTTGTTTAGTTCTAATTTCGTTTAAAAGATTTGATCTAATCTCACTTTGTATTCTGCCTCTTAAATCTAATGATTTATCGTAAGCACCTAAAGCATCTACTGTAATTTCCATTTGTTCGTCATCAACGATGTATTCTGGATATTCAATATAATCTTCTGAACTATCATCTGAGTTAAATAGTAAGTCTGCTTTAGCTGCTGATTTAGCTGCAGCATGAGCTTTCTTTATATATTCGTGTTTAACATACTGATCTAAAGTTGGATCGTTATATTCATCTTTAGTAAATACCTGACCTAATATTTCTTTAAAATATTTTCCAGATCTTTGCTTCATAAAAGAAAGTTCTTCTGAAGTGTATTCAATGCTAGTTGATAAACCATCTTCTTGATAACTAAATCTTCTATCAACCTTATTTAATTCAACACCTGAATTTAAAATTTCATTTCTTATTGGATCTTCTTTTCTAAAAGATATTAATCCAAATCTTTCTATTTCATCTCCAAGTAAATCATAATCTTTTGGTAGTGAAGCATCATATAAATTTTTTGTAATGTACTCATCAATAGTAATTGCAATCTTATTATTATCTTCATTAACAAGTTTCATTGCTTGTCTAACACCAGTTGGAACAAAAGCACTTACCATTGATTTAGTTTGTTTTTCCAAACCTTTAGTAAAACCTAATTGTTTATAGTTTTGATAATCATTAACTGCTTTACCAATACCAGCCATAAATGTAGATGATCCAATATTTTCTCCAACAGATAAAGTAAACGCAGTAAGCATATTTAAAAAATCCTTAGCTTGATCGTTATCTTTAAAACCATATTGCATTATTGATGCTAAATCAGATGCTTGTCTGAAAGCCATAGCAATAGGATCATTACCAGTTAAATTTATTTGTAATGTTTCATCTCCGTATGGAATGTTTATTGTACCTGATTGAATACCAAGTAACTTTTTCATATCGGATTTATTATATTTATTTTTAAAATTAACTCCGATTTCTGGAGAAGTACCAGTTGTACTTACACCAAAAGGTTTTCCAAAAGTCATACCCATGACAGTCAAATAGAATAAACTTCCAGTAGCCATTTTAGATTTAGCAAGTTGTTGAGCAGCTAAACCATTAGCTCCTGATAAATCATTTCTATAGCTTGTTAGGACCATATTTAATCCTGGTGTTCTCTCCATAGTCATTCCGACTACGTTTGCTGGTGTTTGAATAAAAGGTAAATAATAATTAGAGATAAATGTAAACCAACCAGCTCTTGATTTCATTTTCTGTAAACCAGCTCCCATATCTAAAATATCGCCTCTAGTACCAAGCTTAGTTTGAAACGTACTTTCTAAAGTAATTTCCATAGCTCTTTTAACGTGAGCTTCAGGAGGATTAACAACTCTGTTAGCTAAATACTCTGCAGCATTAGCTTTTGATACAACACCACTTTGAACTAACTCGATTGTTTCTCTATAAGCTAGAGCATAAATTTCTGATCTATATTCTAAATTCTTAAAGTAGTTATCTGAAACGGATAACATCTTTGTAGGTATTCTACCTAAAGTTAATATGTTTCCTAAAACATCTACACCAGTTGCAAGACCACCTTCTTTCATTCCAAAATGTTCAGCAGAAGCCTTGTTAGGTCTTACTTCTATTTTAGAACCACTCATTTGATTTTTAATTGTAGGCATCTTGCCATCAGCTAATTCTCTACCAATAGCAGCCCACATTTCAGATGCAGCTTGAGTTTTACCATAAGCTTTAGCAATAGCTTCAAACTCAGCAACTCCACCAGTTTGACTAGCATCACTAAAAAACTTTCCAGCAATTTTTCTCTCTTGCATTAGAATGCCTTGAGTAATCCAGTTACCAGCAGTATTTCTAACGTGCGTCATCGGATTAGACAAAATAGCATTAATAAATATTTCAGCTAAAGCATCTTGAGTTCTAGTTATTAAACCAGTTTTTTCTGTAAGTGTTGCTCTTGCTTTAGAGGTGTTTGCTTTAAGATAAGTTTTAGCTAAATTTCTAATAGCCTCTTCTCCTCCTAGATCCATTATTAACTGATCTCTATTTAGATCATCAAGATTTCTAGCAGTAAAAGCTTTATCTCTAACTGGTATTTTAAATTGTTGTAATGCTCTACCAGTTTCAGTTTGAACACCTTTAATAATTTTTTGTAATTCAGATGTCAAAGCCATGTGCTGTCTAAAAGCAAATAGATCCTCTGTACCACCAGCCTTAGCTGCAATAGCCAACTCATCCATCTTATTCATAGCTGCTAATAATAATTCTCTAGCTGCTAAAATAGTTTCGGCATTTAAAGTTTGTCCAGGCTTTATCTTTAATAAACTTTCTTTCAGGTCCTTAGAATTAACCTGAAGTAACTGAGCCATCTCTTTTGTAGCTTCGTTAGTTTGAACACCTCTTTTTTGTTTATCAATAGAAGTTTTCATTTGAACTGAAACTTCATCTATAAACTTTAAAATATCATCTCTAGTTTCAAACTTTGAAATATTAAAATCTATTAGTTTGCTAGGTTTTATTTTGTTCTCTTTTGTAAAGAGCATCTTTTCAGCTTTATCTACAGTAACTGGTCTAGGCTCTTTTAAATTTTTTTCTTTTAAACTCTTTTCAACACTAAGCTCTTGATTTCTAATACTATCGCCTTCAGTTAGAGGCTTTTTCTTATTCTTTAATTTTGGTCCTTTAATCTTTTCATCAATGATCTTTTGTGCATCAGGTAATAACTCTTTTGTAAATTCCTTAGTTATAGTTTTTAGATTTGCCATTAATTGTTACCTTTTGAATTTTTGTGAAAATTTTTAGAAATATTTGAGGATAATTAATATTTACTAATTTTCTGTTATATTTGAAATAGTATTGTTCCTATCACTATCTAGGATAGCATTTGATCCTATAGCAGCTCCTGATCCTATTCCGAAAATATTAAATAGAGCTTGTCCGTCTTTTTGTACTGACTGTTTCATCTCATCAGTAAGCTGAATAATTGTAACTGGTAATGGTTCATTAAAAGTACCAATAGTTACTTCATCTGAGAATGGTAAAATCTTGTCATCATAAACTTTAGCATTCCATTTCTTGCCATACTTTTTCATGAAGCCTGGAATAGCTTTGTCATATAAAGATACTTTTCCTTGAGCCTCTCCAATTATCAATGGTTTATCAAACTTAGAAAAGAAAAACTCATTTCTTATATCTTGTGGAGTTAAATCGTCATTTTGTAAAAAATTATCAATATTATCTTTTAAATCCTTAAAATTCTCTGATCCAATATCTTTTTCCAAATTGTAAATTTCATTTTCATAATACAATTTAGTTTTTATTTCTCTGTTTCCTCCACTAAAATATTTAACTGTAAATGATTTTTTATTAAATTCTGTATCAATATTTGGTATTACATTTACTTCTTTAGCTTTACCAACAGATTGATTATATCTTTTTCCTATTATTTCTCCTTTAGGTATAGCAACAGCATCAAAATCATTATCTGCTGCATATCTAATTAATCTTTTAGTTACTAGCTCATACCAGTTATTTTTAAATGGAAAGTCTGTAACTCTTTCTCCAAAGTTTCTTTTCATATCTTGAACTATGTCAGACTGCATTTCTTCTACTGTTAAAACCTTTTGACCATTTAAATCTCTAGTTTTAAATCTTACATGAGCAAACTCGTTCTTAGTTCCAAAGTGAACATTTGGAGATCTGTAAGGAAATTCACTTTTCTTTTTAAAACTTTTTAAAGGCTCTGTTCCACTACTTATTGAATTTTCCAATTCTTTTTCAATAGGATAATATCTATCGCCTTTAAGCTTAAATATAATTTCTCTATAATCTTCCCCACCTGGCTCAGTATATTTTGAATCATCAAACTTAGTTTTTCTTGCTTCTTCCATTCGGCTAAATTTTCGTAAGTCTTTAGCTATAAAATATTTTTCCATTTCAACTGGATCAATTTTATGTTCCAAAGAAAGTTTTAAGTCATCATTTTTTAAAATTGCAATTTTTGCTTCTTCAGATGAAAGTCTTGATAAATTGTTATTACCATCACTACTTCTTAAATCGTATAAATATAAATTTCCATCTTCTTTAGAAAATTTTTTTACCATTTCATCATAAGAACTATTTTGATTATCAAGTATATAATTTCCAAATTGTTCTATTGTCATAGCTCTACGAGGATCAGCATCTGGATTAAATGATGGACCAGACGTTTCTAAAAGAACTTCATCTAAATCATTACTGACATTTGCTCTTCTATTTAATCTTAATTTTTCATTTATATCGCTATCAATTTTATCAAGTTCACTTTGTAACTGATTTTCAAAATCAACATCTGCTGGAGGTGTTCTATTAGATTTCTGTATTTCAGAAACATCTAAAGTGTTATTTTCTAAATATTCTTTTACTTCTTCTTTAGTAACGGTTTTCTTTTCTTTAAGAAAATCATCAAGACCTGACCATTTTAATTCTTGTTGTTTTAATCCTGGAGTATTTTTTAAAGTATTAAATATTTGTTCTCCAGATCCTTTGTTTGGTAATTTCTTTGCAGTTTCTTTTAATACTGATTTAAATACTGGAACTAAGCTAGATGTTTTTTCGAAACCATATTCATTAACAGTACCTGGTATTATTTCGTCATCGTTAAAATTTGGATTTTTTTTTTCCTCGATAGCCTCTGTATTAGGCATCATTTCATTTTTTGCTTGATTTGGATCATCATCTACCAATTGTTCTACAACACCAGCAGTTGCAGCAGATGCACCAACAGCAATATCAGCTTGTTTAATTCTGTCTTTATTCATTGTCTTAATGCCTTTAGCCATTCCAATAACATCATCAAAAATTTTACCAAAAGCACCAAACTCTATAGCCTGGACTGTTTTATCGTACATCTCTTCTATTGGAGTATCTTGAGCAATACCAATATAAGCTTTTAGATTACGCATTGAATTACTATCAACAAACAAGCTTTCTTTTTTATCAAATGCTAAAGCACCACCTAAAGCAAAAGATAAAGGTAATCTCCACATTTTAGGTAATCCAGCCTTTTGAAGTTTTTTATAAATTGGATAAGTGTACATTGCATCTTGACCAGCCATTGCAATCATCTTAGTTACAAATGGACTATCTTCTTGAGCATTGTCTAAATCGGATTTAATCTTATCAAACTTTAAATTAAATTCATCAGTAGTTTCTTCTCCAGTTATACCAACAGCTCCAGCAAAATTATTTACAAATTGAAACCCATTAGTACCACCTCTAAGAATACTTATAAAAGTATCATAAGGTATATCTAATATAAAGTCAGTTACATCTTTTAATAATAATTTATTATCTTCATCAGAAATCTTTTGGTCTTTATCAAATTTTATTTCTCCAGCATCAGGATCTTTATCTATGCCTTCTATTTCAGCAGTATCAATATTATTTTCTTTTAAGTATTTATATTCATTACTATTGAATACATCATCTTCTTTAACTTGATTAAGGTATAAATCGTAAGTATTAAATTCCATTATTTTTTCTCTTTAATTTTAAATTGTCTACCTAAAGCATTGTCTTGATTGCCATCATAAATTACTAACCTAGTATCGTATGTATCTTCAATTATATCTAGTTTACGAAGATCATCTTTATAAGTTTCAAGATCTCCACTTTCTTTATATGCTAAAGCAACTTCTTTTCTCATTTCAATAAATGTATCTTTTGGATGAGCATTTAGTTCTTCTTTAAAATTTTTTATTGAAACAGATCTAGGTTGCTCTAAATCATGCAGCTCAGGTAACTCATCTTTTTTTAATTTCTTAATAACTTCAGCGTAAGCTTGTTCAGGTGTATAATTTTTATTTAAAGTTAAATCGTTATATTCATTAAGTCTAGCTTCTGCTCTTATTAAAATATCATTGTTTGCTGGTTTACCTGAAGAATTAAATATACCACTTTTACCTTTAGAAATTCTTTTAGTACCTATATCTAATAAATCTCTAAATTTTTGATCTTCAGTTCCAAACGTAGTATCTTTTTTATATTTATCAGCCATCTTATTAAACGTAATAATACTTTTAGCTGTTAGACCATCCATAATATCTGGATTAAGATTTACATCTTCTTGAAGGCTATCAATTTTTTCAACACTATCTGCTAAAGCAAATGAAGCATTTACGATCTGTAAAATTTCAGGATTATCTAATGTTTTGTCATTAGCTTTAAATCTTAATAGCTGATTGTATTGAGAAGAGTTGATAGCGCCACTTTGTTTCAAATCATAAAGATCATCAAGTGATGGATTTCTAGCTATATTCTCATCTGTACTGTTTAATCTAGCATCATTAATTGCAAGTAATGCAGTAGTAAATGTTTCTATTTTGAACTGTTTATCTTTCTTTTCTTTAAAGATTATATCTTCTTGAGATTTTATTGCTCTTGATACAGCTCCATTTCTAATTTTTTCAATAACAGCTTTTTGACTTTTAAGAGGTAAACTAGATAAAATTTCACTTCTTTGCTCGTTATTAAATAAGTTTACTTGTCCAGTATTACCACCTTGAATGTAAGCTAACTCTAATATCTCTAGGTCTTTTTCTTGTTTTAATTTTTCTAAACCTTCAGCTCCGTAATACTCAAGATTTAAAGGATCTGTCCAAAAGCTTTGATAATCTCTTTGAGCTATAATACCGTCTTTACCACCAGCTACTTGATCTTTAACCATCTTGTTTAAAGTTTGAGTTTTTCTAGCTTTAGTTATGTCTTGATGATTTTCTGTAACTTTACCTAATAAATCTAAAGCATACTTGCTTCTAAATTTATTTACATAATTTCTAACTTCTTTCTTAACTCTTTTATTAGATCCAAGATCTTTAAAATTTTCATATTTAACATCTTCTTGAAAGCCATCTAAAGCAAGTTCTAAATTACTTCCTTTCTTATGTTTATTGTAACTTTTAATTAAATCTATTGATAAACTTTCTGTAATACTTTGAGCTTCGTTAAGGTCCTCTTCTTTTTTTTGTGCAGCATAAAGTGTAACTACACCATCTGAGAATGCTTTAAATCCAGCAGCTTCTTGATTAGCAATAGATAAAGGTAATGCTAACGCTGATGCTCTTGGTACATTACCAGTATTTACTTTACCTTGTACTTGTTCAATTTTTAAAATAGCCATTAAAATTCATATCCTAATTTATTAGCATCACTTAACAAAGATCCAACAGCTGCAAACTTTTGCGCTCTTGCAGTCATACGACCAGCGTACTCTTGACCAGCTGCTTTTGCATCTAACATCAAAGATTGATTTAATTGATCGTTAGCATCCATCTCAGAATTATAATCAGCAATGACTACATTGAATGCTTGATTAACATTGTTCTCTAACATTACGTCATAAGGAGTTGTACCAGCTCTAAACTCTGCACCACTTCTTAATATACTTACAAATAAATTATCTTTTGCTTTTTCCTGATTTTTTAAAAGTAATGGCTTAGTAACTTTATTATAAAATTTTTTATTAACTTCTGCTTTTGCTTTAATAAAATCACTTTCCATTTTAGTGACTTTAGCATTGTATGATCCAAGTCTTTTTGCAGTTTGTGCTGCTGCGATGTTACCAAGTGCGCTCATAATATTTTGCCATTCTCCAATAATTAGTTTGATCTAATCCATAAAATTTCATTAGACCTTCTTTTTCTAAACCTAGCCATTGAGCAAACCTAACACCAGTTAGGAACTCTTCTTTGACTGCAGTTTGTAATCTTATAATTTTGTTGTTGATGCAAAGATAATCCAATCTCTTTTTAATTATCGATGCAGCTTTAATTTTGTAATTAAATATATGTTTGGATGATAACACCCAGCCTTCAGCAACACCTTCCCACATTGGAACTATGCCACCTGATACAATCGGAGTTTCATCTAAAAATAAAGTAAATGCCAAACCTGGAATTGCCATATCTAGTCTATTATTCGTATAACTAGCGTCAATTTCCATGAGCTTATCATTCATCCCAAATTCAATAATCTGATCTCCATGTTCCATTTCATAAGGAACAACAGTAAATTTAGCCATCGTTTGTTACTAGCGTTGGATATATTGCAAGAATACTAGCTGGAAGCGGTTGATCTTGTTTAATAAATATATGTCCGTCACTATTATAATCATCGTCAAATTCTATTTCTTTATCGCCTTCTATAAGAGTATCTACTGGTGCAGATAAATTACTAGATGTAGTTCTAAAAGGTATTGTTTCTAAGTTAGATAAACTTGGACCAACTTTAACACCAACAGTTTCAAATAATCTTAAAACTACTTTTGAAATTCTTTTTATTTTACCTTGAGATGTACCTTCTAAAGATCCACCTTCAATTCTCATAGTTTGTAAAACACTATCATAAGCTAAACCTACACACGCTTTAGTAACAGATCTATCTAAAGTAATTTGTCCAGATCCATTAACAACTTTATTTGAATGAACAGATCCATCAGCCAGGATAGATACTGTTTGACCTTGTAGATGACTTAACCCACTTAGTGTAGTTGTTGAAGATCCAGAATAACTTAAATGACTATCTAAAAATTTAAAATCTGTAGAAGCGGTTTCATCAAAATCAAAATCAGAAAAGCATTCTACATATCTTACAGTTGCACCATTAACTGTTCTTTTAACAATACACCAAAGTTCATCTTCGTTTAGATCTCCAGAAATACTAGCTATACTTTCAACAACAGAATTACCTGATCCAAAAGCTCCGCCTAAAATATGTCTATGCCAACTAACTACGTTTTCAGATCTTTGATATGTAAGCGCTGCTAGTTGTCCATCTTCTCTAACACACCATAAAATATTATCTGGTTCTTGTTGCCATTCCATTTGAACAATACCACTATCGGTTACTGCATCATTTAAAATTGTTAAATCAGGAGCAACATAACTATCACTATCAAAGTTATAGGCTAGTTCTCTAATTTTTCTCTTTGCTTTTTGTAAAAACAATATTGCATTTCCAGCTGTAACTGCATCAACATTTGCAGATCCATAAGAGCTTTGTCTTTTAATAGTAATGTTAGTCGGTGTTATAGAAGCATCTGTTCCATCAGCTGATACTGTATATTCAGCAGCAGTAGTTCCTATAACTAAAGTTCTTTGCGCTTTTAAATATCTAATAACATTAACTTGATTAGCAGCGATAGTATAAACCATTGCATCATCAGCGTTAGTTCCTGAAGTCATGTTTTCATAATCTCCAGCTTTAGAAAAAAATACTGTTTGTGGTTCAGATATAGTTCCAGCAAAAACTAATCTTTGTTCATAAAAACTTATGCAACTAGGATGACCAGTCGTATCTGAAAATGCACCCAAACTAAAAGCAGCTGTAGCATTGGTATTTGTAAATGCAGTCGTAATTGTACAAACGACAACTGTTGTACTGGTCCTTGAAGTAATTTTTGCTTTACCAGAATTGAAACTTATTATTCTTCCAACATCGGTAGCTAAAAATCCAGATCCACCATTTATTCCAGTTACTGCAGAAGCTGTTATATTTACTCCAGATCCAGTTGCAGATTGAGCTGGTGTTAGTGTTGTCGTTGTTGAATTTGTTGCAAGATATGGTCCATCAGTAAAATCAACTTGAGCTAATGTCCATGAAGTATGACCAGTTCTACTGAGCTTCATTACCTCATGATTAGGATGACAGATATACATAACGTCAGCAGATTGAGCGAATTTAATATCGAATAACTCTGCAGTTAAATACGGAGTTGATATTTCATAAGCAGATCCACCAGATAAGATCTGACCTTTATCTTTAAAAAATCTAATATAATTATTTCCAAATTCTAAAATATAAGTTTGAGTAGTTGAGAACTCAAAAGGAATTAATCTAGTTTTAGCAGAAGCAGTTTTAACTGAAGCAATAAATTGAGTACCTACTCTTCTTGTAGCAGCTCCTTGAGGATGAACTAAAAAGTTCTCCATAGTTTTTGCAGCAGATTGATATTTATCAAAATCTGTTCGACCAGTAAGCTTATTACCAAACTCTCCTGAAACAAAAGATGTTAATGCTAAAGTTGTTCGAGCCATTATAACCTTGCGTCAGTAAATTCGTTACTCTCAATAGTTCCTAAACTGTTTTCGGTTGCATCAATAAATCTTGCTTCTCTTAATCTTTCATCGGCTCTAGCCATATAATTATTTGCTAGTGTTGCATTATTTGTAATTGCATAACAAAGATCAGCAGCAAGTTGATGAGAGATACTTTCTTGTAAATAACTATCGTAATTATTTGGATCTGCATCTAAAGCAACATAGATTAAATAAATAGTTCCTTCATCAGTTACAATATTTCTACCTTCTAATTTGTAATCAATAGCAGAAGCAATACTGTCTGTAGTTCCATTATGAACTTTTAATACTCTTAAACAATCTGACGGAAGAGCATAAGCATTAGAATATTCTATAACTGGAGCTGTACTGTTTTGAGCTAATTGAACTCTTTTATGTAAACAGTTCCAAGCATGAGATCTAAATACTCTGTTCCTAACGCTATCATATCTTTGATTGCATAATCTTGCATTCTTACTGTCATCAGTTAATGCTGAAATTGTCGATGCTCCTAATAAGTTAAGAGCTGAATTACACATATCTACTACACTTGCCATTACGTTTTTTCTCCTTGTTCCTCACATGAAAATCTGATCGCTAATTTTTCATCTTCGAAATCTTCTTGATAAAGTTCGTTTAATAAAAAATGTGATTGTTTATATCCTTGATTTATACAAGTGGACCATTCATCAAATCCTCCAGTAATTCTTTCGTCATTACATTTAGGAGTTTCTGCTGCATAGCTGCATACATATAAAATTAAAAGATACTTCACTTTAACATTTCCATCTTCGTCTTGATTGTCT